CTCAAGTTCTACATCATGAGGCCACATTAGTTCCTCGTATAAAGCATTGAGACGATCCATATCTTCATATAAATCGTTAATGTGAGAATGATCTTCATCCATAATTTCCGTGCCAAAGAGTAATAGGGTGATTTTTTACCTGGACTTTTTTTTCGACTTTTTTTGAATTAAAAGTTGAATTTCCCTCAGAGGGGAAGTTTTGCACGGGAACTCTTCTTTAAGAAGTTAAGTTCTTGTGCTTCATACTTAATCTTTTCCTTTAACGGTTTAGGAATAAGTTTAGGTACAGACTCAACATCAATACTATTCTTGTCACAGAAGTGAACGATAGCATCGATATAGTTCATGTCTTTATTTACCTGTACCAGTTTCTCTATTTCTTGTGCAAATCCAGCAGAAGAAAAAAACTTACTAGCAAGTACTTTTTCTAATTCATTCTCCATTCTCTGTCCTAGTATTGTTAGATACAAATTCTTTTATATACCTTACTAATAGTTTAATATAATCCCCTTTATTCCTTTTGTCAAATACTTTTACTTCACCACCAGGTGTTACCATAATAGTGATCAATTTCTTAACAGGAATTTCAGTCAATTCATAGTAAGCAGCAGCATAAAAAGTTTCCTGAACAAAGTAGTTTTCCAACCACTTCTCAGGTTTAATCTTCTCAGAAGTTTTAAAGTCTATGACTGCTAGTTCACCTTCATACTCTGCTATACAATCAACTCTACCTGCAAGACCAAGGTACTCAGAGTAAAGAGTTCTTTCTATAGCATGTACGTTATTTATCTTGTCCAAATACGGTTTAGCATGATGGAACATGAACTTGGTAGCAGGTCTAAACTGCTCCCAATCTATTTCATTGTTCCTCATATAAACTTCCACTGCTTCATGGAAATCTGTTCCACGAGTAGTTGCTTTCTTAGTGATACGATTTGCTTCTTCTATACCAACTCGCTTACGCCAGTTAATAAAAATCTGCCTATTATAAAAGGAAGTCACTGAAGTAATAGAAGGAACCCAACTTCCATCAGGGAGTTGGTAAAGTCTACAACCTGGAGTTTCTTTCTTTTCTAATTCAATGTCACCTAAAAAATTACAATGATCAAAGGTCATAAACTAGCTTCCAATTTGGCAAGGATGTATTCTTTGACTAATCCAGAGCGAACAATATCTTCCACTCCAAATTCAATAATATCTACTGATGACATTAAGCGAAGAATAGACATGAAATCAACAATTCCATTCTTCTCATAATCTTTAGTCAAATCTGTTTGACTAGCATCACCGCAGAACATAATCTTAGAATCAGCACCCACTCTAGTCATTATACTATCAAGTTCATGATAATTCAAGTTCTGGAATTCATCCACAATAATAATTGCTTTATCAAAAGTAGTACCACGAATGAATGATGTACTTAAAAACTCAATTGACCCTTGTGTTCTAAGATTACCATAAAGCATCTCAAAATCTGCTTCTGTTGGCAACTCAAACATATACTTTACCATTGCCTTATAAGGAATCTGGTAGAGATAAGACTTATCTTCATGGTCACCAGGAAGGAATCCAATTTCCCTAGTTGCAACAAGAGATCTTACGATGTAAATCCTTTCATATGGTGTACTTGGATCTAATACATCTCTCAATGCATTGTAAAGAGTGATAAAAGTTTTACCAGTACCTGCACAACCATATGCTACAAGATTTTTATTCTCTGCATAAGCATTAAATAAAACTTGCTGGTTATCTGTGAGGGGTTCTATGTCCCTCATCATGTCAGTATTAATTGGTTTCTTTCTTTTCATCTGCTTTGCGGTTAAACCTACACCGATTGGTTGGTCTGTTTTTTTCTTTCTTGGCATATCAAATCTTAGTTACAGCAGCACCAGGCATACTTGCTGCCCGACCCAAAACCTCATTCCATCCTGGATTTTTTGCTATCAATTTGTTCTGCCAGTCACCTACTTCACCAGCACCAGCACATCCTTTAGACCAGTCCTTATCCCAGTCTGGATTGTCCTTTCTCCATTTATCATAGTTTGCCATAGTAAGGTTAAGTTCTTTCTCCTCACCAGTCTTTAAATTTTTTACAGGATATGTGGGCATTTGCTAAAAAAGTTCAGTAGTAGTTGTATTTATATGAATTATTGCCAATTAAGTGCTTCGGCAACCGTAGGAAACTGTTCGGTAAAAATAGACCTAACATTCTCTACAAGATTCATATGTTCTTTCTGGGTTCCATGTGCAGAACGTAATTCTATGTAATGTATCCAAGAACGACAAGAACCAGTCATATAAAGTCTAGTAGGAGTAGCAAGAGGTAATACAAATCTTGCACATTCTTTTGCTACACCACCATCAAGCATCTCTTTATATAATTTCATTCCATCTACAAAATGTTTATGCATTTTTCTACTAAACTCCTGTACAGCAAGAGGATCTAAATCATCAGTAGAATTTTGACGATTCTTTAGATCTTGACGACGTAGTTCTGGAAGAGGAATACTATCTCCTAACAAACTACTATCAGCATATCTTTGAGAGAACTCTTGATAAGTAAAGGATCTATGTCTTAATATCTGTGCTGCTAATCCTCTAGTAGTATTGATTTCTACTGTCATGTGTGCTTGCTCAAAAACAGACCAATGACCATGCTTAATACAATACCCTAAAAGTCCAGCAAACTTTTCATTGTCCTGATTCTTTGGATTAGAAACTCTAGCAACATATGCCATTGTTTTCTCCGCATCAGGAGTAACACTAATTAACTTTACTTCTTCAGTCATTGATAATATCCTGGATTGTAATCTGTTTTTGGTTTATTAGATTGACTCCAATCTTTATAAGGTGGTTCCTCTTCACCAACATAATATTGGAAATGTTTTGTATCAAAATACGATGGTGGTAATGGTTCCACATTATCATATGGACCTGCCAATCTTCTTTTATGTTCTCTCTCATCTAACACTTCATTGATAAGGATCTTTAATTCCTTAACCATCTCTGGAGTGTGACATCTTCTTGGTGTAATTAACCAAGGTTTGTGTGGTTGTATCTTAGATTCCTTTTGCTTCTTTTGATACTCAGGATCGTTGGGATCAAGGGGCATACTCATGCCCTGTGTATCCATTTTACTATATGTCATAATTAATCTGCGTAACCGTCATCGTCATCATACATTTCATCATAGGTAGTGTCGGGAGAAGAGAATGCTTTAGAATTTTTATAAGAATCTACATCAGAATAAATCTCAGATTCCAATTCCTCTACAATTTCTTTGAGAGCCATGACTAAGACTTTTAATTTTCCTTTGTCCATAATATTCTCTTTCCCAATATTATAATACAAAAAAAGAGGAGGGTCAATAGCCCCTCCTCTTTAACGTATATGTCAAGTAAGATATTCAAACAGCAGTAAGAACACGCTTGTGTCCTTCAGTGTCAACGAGGAACTTTACACCACGGTAAACTTCTACGTGCTCTGCTGGTCTTACTGTCCTGTTAGGACGATTCTCGGTGTCATATGTGACACCACGATATGTGACTTGTGCCATTGGCTGTACCTAAAGGTAGGGTGGATAAGACCCCGTTCCTTCAGTCGGCTTTTGCGTCTCCCGAAGGAGATGAACGAATCCGTTCCGAGTCGGCTTACTTGCGACCTGAAATGTATCAGGTTGAACGATTGTGTTAATATTAACACATGCATACTATATAGTCAAGTAATTTTGTAAAATGGGATACAGTTTATAAATCGTCCACATCTTGTATTTGATCTGGGCAAAGCATAGTTTCTGCTATTTCTTTTGCTTGAGAATTATTCTCACATAATTTATGCATCCATATTCTTTCTTCTAAACTAACTTCACCATCTGTTGAAATCATTCTGCAACAGATATCTGTTATTTGTAAACGATAATTAGTACTTAACATAGTCCATAGGAATAGTCTGTAATTTATTAAAAACATGTTCAATTGCTGCTGGTAAAATAGCATACTCCATTCTTTGAATGGCTTTAGTTAATGATTTAACATCATCATGAGGAAGAATAGGCCC